CCATTTATGTGTGGAGTTAAAATAAGAATATTATTTAAAATAGCTTTCTTTTTGTACTTGAATTCTTCTGTTTCATGCGGTGCATACTTTAAACTTACATACCAAAAGTACAATGGATAATGAACTTTATACCACATCATCTCGAATGCAATCAAAGCATATCCCATTGCATGTCCTTTATTGAAAGAATAAGTTACGATCTTCTCAAAAGTATCTCTTGCATCACTTGCAGAAATTCCTTTCTCGATTGCTCCTTCAACAAACAATTTACGAACTCTATCCTCTTCACGTTCCTTCTCTCTGATAGAACGTTCCGTCATTTGAGTTCCTTTCATAAACTTTAGAACTTTATCAGAATCAGCCCAACTAAGTCCGCCAATCTCTCTGCATATAGCTGTAATCTGTTCCTGATAAACTACTGTTCCATAAGTTTCTTTTGTTTGCTCCCAATAAACTGGCTTCTTTATTTCTTCTTTATGAAACTTATTATATGCAAATTTTTCTGGCATCTTCAAGCCTAATGGTCCTGGCCTGTTTAATGCATTTGCTGCACAAATATCTTCAATACTATCTGCTTTTATTGCTGTAAGAATATCAGCTGCAGCTTTACGTTCAAATTGGAACACTGCTTCTGTATCTCCATCTCTGAAATGCTTATATACTTCTTCATCATCAAGCCAATCTTCAGTAAAAACTTCTCCTGTAAGATCTTGAAGTTCTTTTACTAAACTCATTGTTCGAAGTCCAAGCATATCAAACTTTACAGCATTTATTTTTTCAAGGTTATTTAGATCATATGCTGAACTAAATTTATCACCATGCTTTTCAACAGAAGTATAATCGAAAATATTTGTTCCTACAATTGCTACACCTGCTGCGTGTGTTCCAATATAACGAATTTTCTTGTACATTTTGCTAAAGTGCTTTAGTATATTATCAAACCTTGAATTTATTACTTTGCACCTATCTTCAAATCTTACTTCATCATAGTTAAAGTTATTTGTTTCTGGTTCAAGCTTTGAATTAACATACTTTTTAATTGCTTGCTGATCTTCTTTTTCTGCAACTCCACAAACTTTAAAGAGGTCATTTAGCAAATTATCTACTTTGTAAAGTCCATAAGAGCAAATCTGAATCGATTTTCCTTTGTACTTTTTAAGTAAATATTCTATTACTTCTCCTCTTCTATCAGTCTCGAAGTCCATATCAATATCAGGAAGCTTCTTTTTATCCTTACGTAAAAAACGCCTAAAATCTAATCCAAAATACAAGCTATCTACATCAGTAATTCCTAATGCATAAGCTATTTCGCAGTTACAAACAGAACCTCTTCCTGGTCCAACAGAAATTCCATTGTTTTTTGCCCATTGTACATAATCCTGAACTATTAGAAAGTAATCATGGAAACCATGTTCTGTAATTACTTCTAGTTCTTCCATGCAACGTTTCCAATACTTTTTATTATATTTTCCACGTTTTTTAAGTCCTGCTTTAATGTTCTTTTTAAGTAAAGCCTCTGAATCTGTTCCTTCTTCTGTTGCAAAAGTTGGTAAAGAAAGTTGTAATCCAGACAAAAGTTCTCCATCGACTTTTTCTACTATTTCTGCAAGGTTATGATACATTTCATTTGCTTTTGCTTCATTACCATGCATTCTGATAAAACGTTTCTTAAGATCATTTGGCTTAGGCATATAATGTTCTTTATATGTACCTAACACCCATTTTTCTTTGTTTTCTTGTTCTTCTGGTTTTACTTTTACTTGATGCATTTTAATATATGTATCTATATCTTCTTCTCTTCCAAAATGAGAATCAGAAGTTAAAATGCATTTTATATTAAGCTTTTTACCAAGCTTCATTAGTCCTTCATTCACTTTTTCTTGAAGTCCTTCTTCTGGAAGCTTATATGGCATTACTTCTAAGTAAAAGTCATCTCCAAAAATGCTTTTGAACTTCTTTGCTGCTTTTACTGCAACTTCATTTTTACCTTTTGCTAATTTACTTGAAATATATCCAGCTATACAAGCACTAGTACAAATAAGTCCTTTATGATATTTTTCTAACAGATCAAAAGTAACTATTGGTTTATAATAGAACTGTTTCATATTTGCGTATGACAACATTCTATTTAAGTTCTTATAACCTGTTAGATCTTTGCAAAATAAACACAAATGGTACCTTTCACCTGATTCTTTAAACTTTGGCATAAAATATGCTTCTACACCCATAATTGGCTTTATGCCAGCTTCTTTACATGCCAAATAATGCTCAATCATTCCAGATGCTGTTCCATGATTACTTGTACTTAATGCTGTATAGCCATATTCTTTTGCCAACCTAGCCAATTCCATCGGCTTACCAAATCCATCGAACAACGAATAGTCGTCGTGGCGATGAAGATCCACTATATTAAGCATTACTCAGAATCCCCACCTAATCCTAAACCTTTTCGTAAAATCTTGAAAACTATTTGCTGGAAATGTACTATATTTGTATTTTGCTACCTTTGCAACATCTTCTTCAAAAGCTTTTACTTCATTCATCTCGTATAGCTCTTGCAAAGATAACAAATTTAATGTTGGATTATGCTGTCCTGTATATACAGAATCACTATTTTGAACCTTTGCAACAAGCATTTCTGCTTCACTTTTCCATGTATTATATACATTTGGATTTCTGTAACCTCTTGGCTCACACTGTTCCATAACAAGTTCTACTTTATCATAGTCTCTTGCGTACATATGCAAGCTTGTTGCTGTGTGGTAATATTTACCAACAGAAATTCCAAGTGTATTTGCAATTACTTGCTGTAAATTTGTAAAATTATATACATCATAAGGAGTTCCCCAAAAAATATCATTACTCCTCATGTATACATGCATGTTCAATTTATTATCTCTAATTGTAAACTGCAAAGTAATTGTGCAAGGAGTATCTAATGTTCTTGCACTTGTATCTTCTACTCTATGGATTGTAAGCAAAGCTTGCCTCGTATCTTTGTCCATCTTAAGTTTATTAATTACTGCAGGAATACTTTCTGCAATTCTATATCCATAGCTTCCATACAAAGTTTTTCCATCATCAGAAAACCTTCTTACTTCTTTATTGAACATAGAAGCTACTTTTACTTCATTATTTTTAACAAACAATAAATAGCTTTCCCATACAGCATGCACAATGCTGAACATTCTATTTGGAATATATGCTAAGTTACTTGCTGGATCCTCAATGCAAAATGTTTCTTGAAGTAGTTCCCTTGTTTCCATTCCTCTAGGCTTTACTACTTCTCCATTTTCAAAGATCTCTCCAACTAATTTCTGATATACTTCAGCAAATGTTTTACCTGTTAACATACTACTACCTCCCAATAGTATTATAACACATTGTTTTGAATTTGTAAACTATAAATTTAGCAAAATATTCTCAAAGTTTTTGCTTCTACTTTTTGCTAGCTCTTTATTTCTTTCAAGTTCATCAAGTGCACTTTCTTCAAGCCTGTTTAACTTTTTTCTGATATCATTATAGCAAGATACTACACTGTACTTATGTTTATAGAACTCTAGCATATCATACCTTACAGATACCAATGGAATACTATCTGAACAAAGTGCTTCTATCATTCTTGCTGTAATCCAGTTGTTGCTGTAAATCCAATTGCTTGATAAAACCAAATTGTACATACATACATCTAAAAGCTTTAAGTACTCTTCATGATCGATTCTACAATCAAACTTTCCTTCATAGCTTTTCAACAAGCAAATAATGCCATCGTTCTTTAATGTACCTTTTCCAATGTACTTTGCAAGCTCTTCACTTCTATTAAGATCATTGCCAGCAAATAGCACCAAATTGCACTTGTATACAGTATTTCGTTCATTATAGAACATTTCTGGCATAAATCCGTACATTTGCTTTGTTGTAACGTTTGGCAATCCACTTACACTTTGATGCAAAACTAAATCAAATGCATTGAAAAAGTTTGAATATCTTAAAGCACTCGTATCTGTCATTACAAATACTTTATAATCGTACTTTCCTTCAAGCTCTTGCATCAGAACTAAACGTTCATCTTCATCAAACGAACCACCAACTACAACAAGAATATCTTTATTCCCATTGTATCTACTTGCAATTTCTTTAATTTTACTAAGCTCATATAAACCTGAATTTTTATCTGTTTTTAATCCTTCCAAATATTTCATTCCAATTTTGTGTACGTACATGTTTCCCATAATTTTACTCCTTATAGATAATCTCCAATAATTCCAGTTTCATTTGCGTATCGATATCTTGTGCAATGATCACAGTAATCATATGGTGTATATACGTTTATGTTTGCTTTATCAATTTCGTTCTTTCCATCAATGTCAATCCCATTATCGTTAATAGCATAGCAGCAAAAGTATTCTCTTCCATCTTCATCTACTAATCTGCTATACTCTCTAACAAAACAAGGAACAAATTTTGTACGTGTATCATAAAATCCTTCTTGCAAAATTCCTCTTACATTCGTATTTACTCCCATTAAGTTTATCTTTTCTAAATTTTCAGCTAGTATTTCTAACTGTAACTTGCTTGGAATCATTCCTTCTGTATTTGTATGAATTGGATAGAACCTACTTTTAATTCCATTTTCCATAGCGAAATGCAAAATTGGAAGCACTTGCTCAATATTCTGAGAAGTAACAACCATACATACTCTGCTCTTGTAATAGAACTTTCTAGCTAGATACTTTACCCTATCCAAAGCAAATTCTTTTTCTAAAGGCCTACGAACTTCATTGTATACAACATTGCTCATAGCATCCAAACTAATAGAAAGTTGATCTGCATATTCAACAAATACATCAGCAGTAGGAGTTCCTGGAAGTAGTCCATTTGTAAATACTTTGTATTTTTTGTTCTGTTCAATCAGAAGCCTGTTCAACTTTTCAAGCTCATTGTACATTGTTGGCTCTCCGCCAGAGAACTGTAAATTTGCATTCTTATACTTTTCTACTTTTTCAACAATAGTATCAAAAGGAATGTGCTTCGGTTTCCATGTATATTTTCTACAGAATACACAACGTTCATTGCACTCAGTTGTTAATTGAATTTGCAAGCTCGTTACTTTGCTGTTAATCTTTTCAATATCCATAACTTTCTATCACATCCTTTACTACTTTTTCTAAGTACTCTCCTTCTGTATTTTCTAATTTTAACCTTTCTACTTCCATAATTTCTTTATCATTAAGCACCAAAGCTTGTTTTATGAATTCTTCTTGTATGTTAAATAACTTCTTCTTTTCTTCTACATCTTTAATATGCCAATAATCAGACAATATAAGCAATGTTTCTGCTTCCAATGCACCAAGCATCATGTGGATTCTTGCCATATCTGAATTAGTATATCCTCTATAAAATTTTCCATATACCAGTTCAGACAAATGGAAACGATCAAAAATCACAAACTTTCCTTCTTTAGCAAGTTTTGCTGCAGTACAAATATCGTCCAATGCTTTAAAGTACATTCTTTTTGCTGTAACTTCTACTTCTGCATTTCTAGCAATTCTTTCATTCATCATATAGCAATCATAACCTTTAATTTGTAATTGCTTTTTCAACACAGAAATAAATGTTGTTTTTCCGACTTTGTTAGATCCTTCGATAACTAGAATTGGCATTATTTTACCAACCTTTCAAAGTTCTTTATGTTTTTGCTTCTAAATGCTTCTGAAAATTCTTCTGCAGAAAAGCCTGAGTACAAAATTGCATTTACTAAAAATGCCATACAATCAACTAATTCATCAAGCTTTTCTTCTTTATTACATCCGCAAGAACGAATATTTTTCCAACGTTTATCAGCTTCAAGAACTTCTCCAAGCTCTCCTATTAAAGCTAAAATAGAATATTTAAAATCTTCAACAGAATCAATCGGTGTTTCTTTATTGAACATTTTAAGTTGCAAGCTACTTTGCCTATCGAATAGTTCTTCAATACTCATAGCTTAATCCTCGTCATCTTCGTCCTCTTCTTCATCCTTTTCAGCTTCAAGATCTTCAAGCAACTCCTGCAGATCTTCCTCTTCATAATTATCAAAGAACTCATCAATCAGCTCTTCTTCATCTTCAAAAGCTCTAAGTTCTTTCTTGCTCAATCCAATCTCTAAGCCAATTTCCTTCAGTTCCTTAAAGCTAAGTTCTTCAAATCTGCTTCTTAAGCTCTTCTTTTGCTTCTTTTTCTTTGCCTGCTTCTTACTATTTTTGGAAGTTACTTCCTCTTCATCCTCTTCTTCGTCATCATCATCCTCTTCAACCTCCTGCTTTGCATAAGCCTTTTCGAGGATTTCTTGCATTTGCTTTTTAGTAAATGGCTTCGCTTTCTTATTATTGAAACGTTCTTTGTCCAAAGGAGTCACTACAAAGCTTCCTCCTTGTCCTTGTCCTACCTTCTTAATCTTATAATCACGGTCCATAATAGTTCCGAATTCTTCGTACATTTCAATAAAGCTAGGAATAGGAGAAACACCGTTCGCCTTAAACAACAGAATACGAACGGAGTTAGAATCATAATCCCAAACACTCCATGCAAAGTTCTCATAGATCTTAATTCCTTGTTCGCACAAAGGACAATTTTCATGATCTTCAGGATCCTTACACAATTCTAAAATATTTACTGCCCAATCATTATGGAACTCGAATACATATCCAGTATCAAGCTCCTGCAAAAATCGGACTCTTTTTACTGAATCCTTACCAAAGTATAGGATTTCTTTTTTAGATGTTCCAGATGCTGCAATTTTTGCCTTCATTTCAGCAATTAAGTTTTTAGCCATTGCACTTTCCTCCATCGTACATTTCAACAATCAAATTCTTAGCCATTATATATTCCTCCAACAAATATTACAGTAAAAGTACTGCATCTACATCTACTGCTTTTCCTAATTTTAAACTTGGAAATAGTTCTTTTGGCAACTGCTTTTCTGTTCCTGCATCATACATTACCAATTTGCCTTCCGTTGTTCTTAGTATGTATGCTTCTTTTGTAAATCCAAATGCATTTAGAATATGCTTCAAAGCATACTGTTCTTCTGTTGTAAAAGTAATATGCTTTAAAAGCTTATGTGGATTATTTAGCATTTCGATTACTTCATCGTTTACAACTTCATATCCTTTTTCTGTTATCTTATGCAACTTATTATCTTGTCCTACATAGTACCAATGCTTTGATTTTGCAAGCTTAAACTTTTCAAATGGTTCAACACCAAATATTTTTGTAAGTTCTACTTTATTTTGCATTTTCATCGTGCTCCATTTTCTATAATTTCATAACCCAACAAATTAGCAGCTTTATATGGATTTTCTTTTAGTTGTCCGCATAAAACATTTTTCCAAACCAGCTTGCAGCCAGAACTTCCTGCTCCGCAAGTTTCACAATGCGTTTCAAATGCTTCACCTGTCTTAATATCCCGAAGTTTCATTGCTTAGTTCCTCTTTGTCCATATTTGTTCCTCCCTTGCATTTGTGCTTTACAGTTCTTACAATATTTTCCAGCTTTTCCTTTTACTACTTCTCCACAGTTACTGCATTCGAATTCATTTCTGTAAACTTTACCATTTCGATCTACTCTAACAATCCATGTAGCTTGTAGCATACTGTTACCTCACCATTGTTTCTTATTGTTCCAATATTGTCTGTAACCACACTCACTGCATACTAGCCAACGTGCTTTTAGCTTTTCTTTCTTAAAACATGCTTTGTAAGCAATCCAAAGGATTAGCCACACTCCCCTTGTCAACAGAACCAACAAAATATTAATAAGGATTTTTGCTAGTTTCTTGCTGTCCTGTTCAACTTCTTCTAGCTCATAAGCAACCCTAGCATGTGTTCCTCCACAATTTGGACATACAAAGCTTGCATTTTCGATATCTCCTAAGCCTTTACGATCAACCATTTTTGTAGCCTCCTTTTGTAATTTATTGTTTCTATATTGTTCCTTCCTTATAGTACTATTATAACACAAACAAAAGCAAATGTAAATAGGTTTTTGCAAATATTTTTAGAAATTTTCTACAATGTTTCTTAGCTGTTCTAGTATTCTTTCTGCTTCTTTTGTTCCTTTGTTTATTTCGCCAAAATCCTTCACACCTTTTGGATATCGAATTCTGTAAAGCTTAAACCATTTTTGCTGTTTTTGTACTAATTTTAAGTATTCATATCCTTTTCTGCCAGATGCATCATTGTCCAAGCCACAAACTATTTGCTTAATTCCTGCACGTTTTAGCTTTTCTAAATGCGTTGCTGATATTTTCCAACCAAGGATAGCAACAACAAAAGGAATACCAATCGCTCTTGCTTTTAAACTATCGAGGAATCCTTCTACTAAAAGCACTGTATCGAATTCTGTATGCTTCTTTCCGTAAGTTCCTACCAGCACTCTTTCCCTTTTAAATCCTCTGTTGTACATGTACTTTCGTTCTTGTTCGATTTGCTTATCAAACGTTCGCATTACATAGCCACGAAATATTCCATTTTCCAACAAAGGAAAAATTATTGGATAGTATTTATTAAGGCTAGGTTTTGCTCCTACTTGCTTTAACAATGTAGCAGAAAAGCCACGTTTATGCATGTACCTTTTGCACATAATACTTTCTTCAGCAACAGAAGGAACTAAAGAAGTTTTGTACCAGTTAGGTGTAGGTAAGTTCTCGTAATATTCTTTTGCTGTTTGGATTCCTTCTTTGTAGCTTATTTTATTGAAGTTTCCAACAGAAAGAAAATTTGAAAAAGCATTAGTAGCAACAGAAGTATTTGTATTATTAAATGTGCTATATATATTACTAGTATAGCTATAGCTACTATCGTACGTACGTAGTGGATAGCTTTTGCCATCCTGCTTGTACAGTACTTTTAGCAGCTTAGTAAGTTTTAGTGCAGCTTGTAGTTCTGTTAGTTTTGTGTTGTTTGTTTGTTCGTAAAAAGCTTTGAAAAGCTCTAAACTGCTACCTTTTGCACCGCACCCATAACAATAGTAAAATGCTTTTGGGATTGAAATTTGCATACTTGCATTTTTATCATTATGGAATGGACATATTACTTTGTACAGTTCTTCAGGCTTATATAGCTGAAAATGGCGCAATAATAGCGTGAACTCATATATTTCTTTGTCTGAAGGCATTTTACTAGTGTCCTTTCAGATTGCTTTGTATTTTATTTTTCCTTTTTAATAGGTATTTCTTGTTCAACATTCCGCATTCTTAGCACAATGGAACGTTTTACCTCTGCTGCATAGCAACCAGCAAGTTGCTTTATATCAAGCTTTCCATGTTCATACAATGAATTAAGTTTTGCTTGGTTTACTGAATGTTTTACATGGATATAAGGCTTAAGTTCTTTTGGTGAAATTCCATGGTCCTTTAAAAATGTACTTAAACCTTTATAATCTACTATAGTTCGTTCAGTTTCAACAAAATATTTTAGGAGTTCTTTTGGTAAAGCTTGCATCAATGCGTGCATATCGTATTCAATGTTTGTTCGTTCGCTAATAAATACAGAGCAATTTTCATTTTCTACTGAACGTTTGCCAGTTGCTTTAAAGTATTTTGCCATTACTTGCTTTTTCTGGTTCAACAACATAGTAAGTCCAGATATTTGGTTTTGGATGCTTACAATATCGTCCATTGTTTTATCGATGGAAACTTTAGGCATTGGTGGATGTTCCTTTCCATTTGGCTTTCTAGGAGACAGAAATTTAAGTGTTATGGATTATATTAAGTGGAATGTTCTGTCTTATCAGAAACCAAATTCTTATATTTTAGGGCATTATATATGCCTAGAGGCCAGTGCGTTCCTAGCTTTACCCAGACTACTTCACTTCTGTCAATGTAAAAAATGCTATTATTTTTAGTCATTACAGTTATGGTTGTGTCAGCATTAATTGAAATTACTTTTGCTGAGTAAATATGTTCAGCATGCTTAAAAGCAACTATGTTACCAACAGAAATATTGTTAATAAACTGTTCTCTGGTTCTTGGAGTTCTAGAAGTAGCCACTAAACCTCCTCCTTTCTATTTTAATTTGTAGAAGTAATAGCTTTAGCATATTCGCTGATGGAAAGAAAAGCATGGTAACCAAAATCAAAATATTCTGTTGAATGCTTTCGTTCAATTCCACGAAGTGCTGTTGCAAAACCAATAATCCAGCTTCTCTTGAATTCGATACTGTCACTTTTGCCCCATTTTGCATTATTTGCTTTCATGTATCTTAAATGAACTTCATATACTTTAATCATAGCTTTATAGAAAGTTTTAAAAGCTTCAAAGTTGAAAGGAATATCGTTTCTAACATAGAAGCAATTATTATCTAAGCTAAAATGATAGCCAAGAGAAGTAAGAATATGAAAAACAAACTTTTTATCATACTTTTTGAATTCATAACAAATATATTCATATTCTCTTTTCTTTTCTACTCCTATGTTATACTTTTTAGCTAGTTTATTAGCCATTTCTAAGGCATTCTGCTTCTCACTTTCAGTAGCACCACTGTTATCAGCCAAGTTAAATAGCTTATTGATCTTCTCGATAGCTTCATTCTTGTTCATTTTTATTTCTCCTTTACTGTTTTGGAGGAAGTATCTCACATTCCCTATGATTATATTATACCACAAAAGTACTATTTTGTAAAGGGAAACTTTTACTTTATTTTACAAACTTCTTATGGTATCTGTACAACATTGTACAAAACTGCTGTCTAGTAATTGGATTACTAAGCATCAGATCTCCTTTTTCATTGCCAGTTAAAATACCATTAGCGATTGCCCACTCTACTCCTTCTTTGTGAGCAGATGCTGGAGTGTTGTCCATTTCATTTTCCTCCAAACGTTTCTTGAAAGCATTCCACTTTTCTGTATTTACTAAATAGCTAGGGCAATGCTTTCCTGTAACATCAAAATGTCGATATACATTGCTTAATGGAATATTATACTTTGCCATAAGCTCTTTTGCTAAAGCAATTGCGTTTTGCATTGTAGCTTCGCTTGCTTGATATATTCCATTTTTAATTGTATCGCACATTTCAACATTAATAGAATTTGTATTTGTAATTTTTCCATACATTTTAGCTCCGCCAGTTTTATCTGCATTTGCATACTTTTTTCCACCAACTGACCAAGTAACTTTTAAATCAGGAACAGATCTATAAACAAATTTATCATCTACAAAATAATGTGCACTTGCTTTTACAATATTATTTTTAAAGTAATTAGCATTTCCAGACGCTGTATCTCCATCATTGCCAGTATAATGAAATACTAAATATCTAATATTGCTGGCTACCCGGGAACCTCCATAATTCCAGGGATTCGCCAGAACTTCCTTTAAAGTATAGCTCATCTTGTTGTACCAGTAATATTTTTACGTTCAGCTTGCGTGCCAAAATAGAAAGCAATTACAACAGTAAATACAGTTAAAAATTGCTCAGTTGTAACATTTCCTGTTACAGACAAATAAGCAAATACAATCGTAAGAATTATTGTTACGATACTTTTTACTGTAAGAAGGTTATTTAACCTTTTCATCAACTCTTGCATAATTACGCTCTCCCATGATCCTTGTCATACTCAAACATACTCTTCGGTTGATATTTGCAAGAACCATCTTCTGCATAAATGTAACGAATAGAACCTTTTACAACTTCTTGTCCATGATACTTAGGACGATCATATACCATTTCCTTCTCAGGAATGTACTTCTTAAGCTCTTCTTGCCAAGCTACCGCTCCAACAAAAGTATGAAGAGGTGCCCACCAAGGAGCTTCTTTAGAAGCAACTTCACCAAGCATATCTCCAAATACTTGCCAAATCTGTCCACCAATGTAAACTACATCGTACTCATTAGGAACTCCATTTTCACCAACAGTGTTAATTGCTCCACCTTGCAACTTGCCTTTAACAACTTGCACTTTATCTAACGTTCCAGTACCAGTATCAAGTAGTCCATAGCCAGTAACATCAGTTGGATTCTTTCCAACATGAGTAGAAGCAATCTCTTCCTCAGTCAGATAATTTTTACAAGGAACAAAAGTAAAGCCTGCTTTTTCTTCAATTAACTTTCTGTTTGTCTCTTCTACAGAAACATCACCGCTTGTGTAATCACAAACAATCTGATTGATTCTACTATTCATACTATTTCTTCCTTTCTAACTCCAGCTTTAGCTGGTTAATCACTTATGATATTCTTCTAAGTCAGAAATACGATGATTCACTACTTTCATCTGCTCTTCTAGAATTGGAACTCTACTTGCAAAATCATTATGCTCTCGAACTTCTCTTGTTAGTTCATCAAGCTTTGTATCTGTGACAGCTTGCTGTTTATTGCTTGCTATTAGAACTCCAATTAAAGTCATGCTCCCTGTAATCAATGCAACAATTATACTTTCTGTCACATTACTTCCTCCCACGCTCTCGGATAATCTTCTGGACTAAAGTTTGTATTTTCTACGCATTTGTAAATCTTTCCATCTGTATAAATCATATATTCTCCAGTTTTGTATATATCATGAGAACCTTGAACTGGAACAAACTTTCTAGCTGTCTCAACAGAAGTTCCATGCAAAGGTCTGTTGAATGTAAACCATGCTTGATTGCCTGGAACAATATCTGAATAAATTTTATTATCATATGCTTGAAAACATTCCCAAGTTTGGATCCACTGTTCTCCTAAATAAGCATATTCATTTGTATTATAAACTTCTCCAACTATATGATTTCCAGCAATCCACTCTTCATATAATCCAGAAGCTCTAATCTTTTTATCATCAGTATCAACAGAATCATTGTTCAATAAAACTTTTGACATATAAATTGCTGAAGCCAATGCATCATATATGTTACTCATAAGCTTAATCCTTTCACGATTGCATCTTCTACATTGTTCATTCTAATTTCTAATGATTTGATTCCTGTAGGATCATAAATATCTCCAATTCTTGCACCTTCATATGAAGCAACTGCACCAAACAATTCTGCTGTAGCATCATCTTCACATACTATAATATTGACTATGATTCCATCTTCAACGATACAATAATTCATGTTTTCTCCTTTCTTACAAACTAGACTTAACTGCTGTAGGAGGTGGAGGAGGAGGAGCTGGCGGAGCAAGTCAAAGTTCTTATGGTGATTTTGGTGGAGGAGGAGGAGGAGGCAGAGTAAGCACTGTATTAGATAAGCAAATTGCAAAAGATCAAAGTTTAAAAATTGATATTGGTTCAGGTGGAAGCTTAGGCACTTTTACTGGAACTTCTGCACAACAATATTATGGTGGTACAGGTGGAACAACGCAAGTATTTATATTAGAAGGAATGCAGTTACTTGTTTCTGCTGCAGGTGGGAATGGAGGAAACGGAACACATAGAAATAATAGTGTTAGTTTGAATACAGCAGCAGGCAATGGAAACGGTGGTGGCTATACATATCAAGGAGCACCAACTTATAGTGGCACTCCGCATCCTGGAACAGCAGGAACTGGATTTATCTTTAATGAAGAAAGTCTAGGACTTGCTGGTGGAGGCGGAGGTGGATGTGCTAATATCAATAATTACAATGATCCAAAAGCTGGTGGAGCACCTCACGGAGCGCAAGGTGGATATGCTAGAGATTCATTTGATTATGTTGCTGCTACATCACCTGGTGTTGGTGGAGGAGGTGGCGGAGGTGGATCAAACTCTAATGGAGTAGCTAGAGGATCAGTTGGTGGTTTTGGAGGAGTATATTTAAGGTTAAAAAATGCTTAAGCAGACTTAAAACGAATGTATACACCACCGGTTCCACCAGCAGAAGCATTAGCTTTATATAATAATTGTTGTGCACCTCCGCCTCCACCTCCTCCACCAATTCCAGGTGTTGTAGCATCTAGTAAAGTAGCGGTATCACTTGCAAATAATCCTCCATTAGCTCCATTAGGAAGTCCACCTTTCATAACTACTGCGCCTTCTGTTTGTACATAAGCAACAAATGCCCCACCTCCTCCTCCGCCAGCTATGCCTAAAGAACTATTATTAAAAATATAACCAGTTCCATTTGTAGGATTTTCTTGACCAGCTGATAATCCTCCATTACCATTTCCTATACCCTTTGAAGCACTGTTTGTGTTATTATTATATCCAGAACCTCCTCCACCATTTGCTAACAACAGTTGAACATTATTCTTTTCTACTTTAGTTGCACCACCATCATATCCATCAGCTGTAGCTTCCATATATAATATAGAACCACCAGCACCTATTGCTAATTTTATAATATCTGAAGTTGAAACATCAATGTCTAGTAAAGTTTGAACATAACCACCGCCACCACCAGCTCCAAATCTTGCTTTAGTTGAAACTCCAGTACTACCTCCTCCACCTCCTACAGCAGTTAAGTCTAGTTTGTAAGACCTCGAAAATTTTAACTGCTGTGAAAATGTCAACAAAACATAGTTGTTAAATGTTTTGTACTCGAAGGAAACATCTTGACTAGTCACTACGCTTGTACTCTGAACTTTCTTATTCGTAATATTGTTAATATCGAAATATCCTTGGTTCACGGAAAAAGTAATTGAAGTTGCTGTAGATACTGCCAAGAAATAGCCATTCTCATCAGTTGTAATTTCTTGTCCTAACCTATCAGTAACTCCTGTAACTTTCAAACCTGCTGCAGGAGTTCCGTCTGGATATTTTAAGGTTATACCATATCCATATTTTCCTGCTCCTAATCCAAGCACTACAAATACATCATTTACTGTAGCACTTTGATCTAAGCCAAAAATTTCTTTGGTTGAATCTGCTAAAATATTAGGTGCTTTTGTTGCTAAAGTAAAAATAGCATTTTTAGCTTGCAAAGGAGTCATCCACTTTGTATCATCTTCTCCTGCTTCAGCTAAAACTTTATTTGCTTTATCTACTACTTTCTGAAGCAAAGCACTACCTAAATTATCAACAAAAGCATTTACTTCTGCACTATCTAAAGCATCGATTCCATTTTCGATCATTAGCTGTGCTAAAGCATATGCCATCAAAGAAACTTGATATGAAAACTTATTATTTAGCTTTGAACTAGCAATGCCTGCTTGAACACCATTTGTTCTTTGTGTATTAGTATTATATTCTTCATCAGATAAAATATTCTGCTTATTTTCATCGAATATCTTAAAGTTATTGCTAGGCATACACTAACCTCCTTAAGCATTTGCCCACTTTCCTTCATCCCATCCTTTAATAAATCCAGTTTCAGAGTCCCATCCAAACAAAGGATTATCTAGAACTTCATAATTCACTCTTACTCCTGAAGGCTTTGGTAAAATAAATCCATTTAAGATCAATGCTACTAACGTATCATCTATTGTTGGACTAATCAAAGTTATCAAATAGCTCATATCTTGGTTATCAACTATCTCGTAAGAAACTTCTGCAAATAATGCATCTAGAATATTTCTTAATCCTTGAATAGTTCCATCCCATCTATTTGATAAAATTCTTGCTCGAATTACCAACCTGTACGTTTCATCATCCAAAGTAGCAGGAATATCTGGATCATCTATTGGAAGTTGCCTTCCTATTCCAACTAATTCTCCAAGTTTATCTAACTGATCTCCAACTGCATTGTTTAAATTAAATAGTGCATCAAAATTATTTAAACAATCAACAGAAGGACTAATCAAATTAAGAAATGCTTCTACATACTGTTTGTAATTTTCACTTTTCTGATATTCTGAAGTTATAAGCTTAATGTATTCTACATTAGAATCAGCCATTATGACACCTCCACTGTTACTTTTGCGGAATCAGTAGAAGCAACTTCATTAAAAAGCATTGCTATATCGTTTGTATTATAAAAACTTCCATCTGTAGAAAGTTGAATATCTGTAACAGCAAACTCAGGAGATTGAATTGAACCAAGCTGACCAACTGCTAAACTCCATAAAATAGATCTATATACTGTTTCAGATATCTCAATTCCTTCAATATATTCAACAATAGCGTTTTTAATATTTGTAGCATAATTTTCATTATATCCTGTAAGCCTCTTTACTAAAACTTTTACATATACAGTTTTATAAGTTGGCCTATAAAATCGAATTACTGTAACGTTTCCTGTCTCAGAAGTCAAATTTACTTCTACATCTCCATTAGTATAGCATCCAGGTGTTTTCTTGTAGTATATCTCAGTTGCTATGTCTGTATTATCTCCACCTTCAACAACAAAAGTAACAGAATGCGGAGGCAATCCATTATCATCTGTTTCTCCTGTGTCATTTTCATACGCTTTAAGTTTACTTACTCCATCAACTTGACTTACTGAAGCAATCATGCTTTCAAAAACTGTATTTGCTGGAGAAGCAGTAGCTTGTGCATATCTTTCTCTTAATGAAGCATCTGTTTCTTCATCAACACCAGGATTTGCTTGATAGTTGTTTGTTACTCCAAGCCATCCATATACAGGAGTCACAATTGTTGTCAAAGTATTTGGTAAAGCTGTCACATATCCTTTGCTATGAGATCTAGCTTGAACTGTAATTATTCCATTGCTTGGAATCGTAACTACAGCTGGTAAATCCCACAAATTAGTACCATCAGAAATTTGTCCATCATTTATCTCTGTGCTAGCGTCTCCATTTATTGTAACTTGAACTGTGCTATAAGTAGCTGGCTTTCTTGTGATTCCAACAATAGCACATAAATTATCTAATCCAACTCCAATTGCTGTGTTTGCTGTACGATTATTGTATGTTAATAAAGCTAGACTATTTGTATCATAGATCTTTTTTGCAAATATTGAAATTTGCTGATAATCTTGAGAATCGACATCAATATAAATATCTTGTCCAAATATCTGCTTCATCATTGAGATGAGTTCATCTCTGATATCAGCATATGTAGGAACGTGCATTCCAGTTTGATCAATGTAAGGGGAAAAATAAGCCATCAGAAACTCACCTCTGTTCTAACACTTTCTCCATCTACTGTCGTAACATCTACGATTAAAGAAATTGTTCTTGTCTCTCTATTATAATCCACTTCTATATTACTTAAAGAAGTTACTTCTTCTATCTCCAAAATTCTCTGTTCAACAAGCATAGATAATGAACTTTTTATTGTGTCTGGATTGGTTTGTCCAAGCACTGACTGAAACATTGGAATTCCTAATCCAATATTCTCCCACCATTCACCATAGAATAGTAAGATTTTTGTTTTTATAGCTTGTGCTACTGCTTCATCTTTATCTATGTAACAATTACTACCAGCACCAAAATAGTAATCATTATCTACAAGTTTTCTATATTTCATATTCAAACCCCCAAGGGAGTTGTAGTCTGTCCTCCGACAGAATCTTCATGATAATGACTATGTATTACTTTATAAAGCTCTTCAGAAGTAAAAGTTCCTTCTTTCGTATTAAAAATTATTGAACCTTCTTTATCTACTTCTATAATTGCTTTGCTTTGCTCTTTCCAATTAGGTAAACTAAGCTTACATGGAATAGCTATACCATCAGAAAGATCGTGCCTTCTAACTTCTACTGGATTCTGTAAAGAACTCTTTTCCCAAAAATTATCTATTGACAAATCAGAAAAAAGCACCAAACATTCATCGTTCTTTTCCAACACAAACTTATATGTGAAACTTTTTGATCCTGGGAATGCTACAGGAACATTTATAAGCAATGGTAAATTCATATATTGAATTGTTCCATCCTCATTTATGATCCTCTCACGAATCGCTGGCTGACATTCTACTGTGTTTTGTTCACTGTTATATGACTGAATAATGCATGGAATACAACATCTAGTTCTGAATAAAGCTTCATTTATTAGATTCTCATAAATTTGGTTTTCACTAGCTGTCCAACCAGAAACTCGTAACATTTATTCACCCCTTTTATAGCAGGACTGGAGCCCTTGCGGGCTCCGTCCAATTTATCAATTATCTAACTTATGATCTTCTTAATGTGAATACATTCTGCTTTGTAGCTACCATTTTTACCATTCCAGTTTCTTTCAATGAAGCTATCAATATAGGACATTTCATCATCTTGATTATATGCTTTATCATATCTGATATCGAACACCATCTTGTCATCAATTTCAGATATCGGCTTAAAAATCAAATATCTTCCATTACCATATCCAGAATAGTTAGACTTAACAATCTCAGCAAAGCAATTCATTTTGATGTTTTTGCCTTCTCCATTGACCAACTTAAAAGATGCCAAATATATCATTTTCAACTTACCTCCTTATTTGCTTAAACTAAGCCGCCCTTCCAATCTTTTGGCTGAAGTACTAAATCCATATACTTCTTTGCTTTATCCAAATCATTCTTCTTCAGATAAATACTAGCCAAAGCAGAAAGCACAGTTTTCTTTGCAACAACTGTAGCAAATCCAGGAGTTACTGTGTGGTATACAAAAGCAACACCACTTTCTCCATCATAGGTAAGTTGAATCTTCGTTTCCATAGAAGTCTCTTTCAATACTTTGAATTCTACTTCCTCAGGAACCCACTTCTTAGTAATTTGCACCATTTTCTCCATTTTTGTAACCTCCAATTTGTAATTTAAGCATTCCCTTAGGTTAATTATATTATAACACATTCTGTTTGATTTGTAAATAGGGAATTTAAAAAAAATAAAAAAATTTTTAGTAAATATATGCTGCATCGCCTAACGCCATACCAGGCAGAAGCCCAGCTTGTCCAATTGCTTCTATTTCAGTAACCCACTCGTCACCTCTAGTGTCTCCTCGATGCGTAAGCTTTATTACACGATAAATACCTTCTGTATCAAGCTGACGAACTGGGCTTCCTTGCTGATATTGATAATTCTCTATCTTTTTATTATCAACATGAATTAAAGAATTTATTCTAATTCTTGGGTTTAGCAAGCACGATACTGAAATGCCGAATTCTGTCTGTAAAGGAGTCCCTATCATACCTGAAGTTGGTCCAATATCAAATATCTCATTATCTGCAAGTTCTTTAGGAGATACTATATTTACTGTTCCATCTTCATTATAGTATGTTGCATTCATTGATTTTGCAATTTGGTTTAAGTACTGCGTAGGAGATCCAAATAGAACCTTTCCACGAGGATAATTGATCCTTTGTTCTGGAACTATTCCCCTTTGCATTCCATAATTCTGATTTGTTAATGCTCCTGCTTTACTTACGCATGCATCAATTGCATCTCTAGCACTTTGCTGTGCAACAAGAGCAACTCCAACAAGCCCATAAGTAACGTATCTATCAGAATCCATCGAAATAAGTGTAAACTTATAATCGACTCCATTCTCTTTCGATCTTAATGGCTGAATTACATTTCCTGTAAATATCTTACCATATTGATCTCCATTGTAACCTGCTTCGATTATAATTCTTTGTCCTGCTTTTATCAGCTTATTTTCATCATTAGGATTCAGATTGTATATTGTTATTTTACTTTGGTTTGCTTCAAAGTATGCAGACTTTATAATCTCAAAAGTGCATCTAAGTTCTGATACATCAAATGCTTCTTTATTGCCAAGATCTACAATGCACCTATATCTTCTACCATACAACCAGTCAGAAGTAACCCCTTTTATATCTACTATTTCGTAGTATTCTCCTGAAGGAATTATGCTATCTGAGATTATTTGACCAGAACTGTTGGCATTCGATGAGCTAGAAGTTTGTGTAGTGGAGATTACTCCACTAGAAGTTCCTTCAATCATTCCAGAACCATTAAACGTTTTTCCTTTAAGGTTAGTCGCATAATAATCATCAATTCCAAAGTAAATTGCTGGATTGTACCAAGTATTTTTGCTATGTGTTTCTGAATAATCCTGACTAGTACTTATACCAAAATGCAAATGTGAACCTGTACTATTGCCAGTGCTTCCTTCAACACCAATAGGAGTTTTGCACGTTACGCTTTGTCCAACTTTTACATACGTTTTAGACATGTGAGCATAAATGCAACCTGTTCCATCATTGTTGGCAACCCATACATAATTTCCATATCCATTTTGCCATTGAGCTCTTTTAACTACACCATCAGTGACAGAAACAATAGTCTTGTTTCCTTGTCCAACTAAATCAATTCCTTTGTGGTATTTACTTACATAACTTTCTGCAGCACTTCTAGGACCAAACGGTGAAGTAACTACGAATGTACCAAGAAAAGGATAGCACTTGTTACTCATTATTGTCACCCCATATCATTACATATGAAGTTCCAAGATTCTCCTCTCCTGCTTGGCTTTTACTATCATCTTGAACTGGAAGCATTATACATATTCCAATTTTCTTATAATCTAACTGACAAAGTATATCATAAAACTTTCCATGAGAACTAAGCAATGGAAGGTTTGAAAAAATATAACTTTCAGTATCAACATCAGAAAGAGATAAAAGCCAATACTTTGCTTTATAGTTAAACCATAACTCGAATCTTAGGTTCTTGTTCTCTCCATTTATCGGCACTGTGCAAATGAACCTTTGGTTCGGAGAATTCGTTAATGGAATTTTAACCATTAAGAACCACCTCCATACCATTGGTAAAGCAAACTTTGAAGTTCATCATCAACCTTCAATGCTTCAAGTTTTCCCATTTCTGTATTTATTGTTGTTTGATCAGCTGCACTAATCTCGACAGTCTTTACTCTTGCAACAGGTATCTCTTTTAATGTTACTTCCGCAGACAAAGCTCTGAATGTTTCTGCTGTATCTGTAGCAGTAAGCTTTGTAATCAGCAAATTTGTATATAATCCAAGCCTAGTAAAAGCACTCATTGGAATTCTATCTGATTGCAATTTCTTTAATACATGCCATGCATTAGTAGAACGAAAACGAGTGCCAGTAAATTGTCCAGGAACTAAACTTTGATGTACATCAGACATCATTATTTTCATTACTATTTCAGCTGGTTTAACATAAGCATGATCAACAATAGAAGCTCCTGTTTCAACTGGATTTTCAGTTGTCTGTAATTCTATTGTATGATCTACTTGCATAAACCCATCGAAGAAATAGCCAGCGATATTTGTCTTGCAATAAAGCATGGCATCATATGTCATACCAGCTGTAGGAGAACCATTAGGAGATAAATAGCCAGTTGCCATATTATGCCTCCTTTATGTTCTAGGCGTCCACATTCTAAATTTAGAAATGGAACCAGAAATCCTATCTACTTGACCATCAGTAGTCTCTCCATAGAAGTTATTTGTAACATTATTGTTTTGTGTATTTGTATTGTTAGTAGTGTTTTGGCTTCTTCCAGAACTAGGAAGCACTCCAGTTGCTGTCATCTTTGTATTTGAATCATTTATTCCAAACAAGTTCTTCAATATATCTGGGGGTTCCCAAGTAAATCCACCAATAAAATTATCTTTAAAGTTTGAAGTAAATCCTTCTCCAAACAGAGTATCTAACAAACTGTTAATATCTTGAAATAGCTTATTATTTGCTAAACTTTCAAAATCACCAAGTAAAATATCAAATAACCCAATTAGCAAATCCATCGCTATGTTTGTTCCATCTAAAGCTGCTTCTAATGCTTGGAAAAAAGTTTCAACAAATAACATTGCTGCTTCATTTAAGTGGAACATTTTAAAGAACTTATCAACTTTGTCAATCAAAGTCTGAAATCTATCTGCTGTATCATCAAGTTTTCCTTCCATGTTTCCAAGCATATTAGAAACTGAAGACCAATCGAATAATGACTTTCCTCCCTTTTGCCACACCATAAAATCTTCCAACAAAAGAAGGATTGAGCCAAGCACTAGCAGGAAAATTCCAAGTGGTCCTTTTGAAACTAATGTAGCAACTGTTGCTATTGTCATTAAAGCAGATGCTCCAGATGTTTCTAGATTACCAAAAGAACTAACTGCTGCACTTCCTATTCCTTCAAGTGCCCAAATAACAGATCTTGCTAATCTATAAAACACACCAAAGAACTCTGCAATTGCTTTTGTAAACTTTGGAATTTTTTCTATTAAGAAATTATTAAAATTTGAAAGTTTTTGCTGCGCTGAATCTAAATCATCTCCAAACATTTCTCCTAAATAGTAAACTACCCACCTAGAAGCATATTGGAAAATCATCTTCATTTTACTAATTTCAAATTGTATGTTTCTAACTTTTACTAAAGTTTCATCAAGTTCAGCTGGAGCTTCCAAAGTTTTTCCCAATGCATTTAAAGAAAGAAACCTTCTGAACTGTTCTTCTGTTGTATAGAACAGATCATTGTATTCCATTCCTAAAGCATCTAAAGCTGTAGTTAATGAACGTGCATTTTGTTCAGTAGTCCACATTCTACGTGCGAATGTCTCAACACGTAAATCTGCTTCAGCTGTAGAACTTACTAAACTCCACATACTTTCTGTAATACTAAAAATTGTATCAAAAATTAGTGAGCCTGCTGAAGTAAATGCCATTCCTAAACTTTTAGCAGATAATTCTGCTAGCCTATTGAACTTATTTATCTGTTCATTAGCATTTTGAAAGCTTATATTGTCTACATCCCAGCCAATCTTTACTAGGTATTCCTTCAAAGTTTCATCCAAGCAAGCTCACCTCTTTTCCTCTATACTTTCATATTGTCTAGCTTGGTTTTCACTTTTAACTTCAATTATCTCTATGGCATCTAGCCAATCATTGAATGTGTACGTCCCATCCCAAAGTTCATGCTGCTTCCACATTCCACTTATTACTGGTAAGTAAAGCTTAGCATTTAAATTTTCATACCAGCAAATTTCGAACTCAGGTTCTCGATGAAATCTTCTTTGGATAGGACGTCTGCGAAAAAATCCTTAAAATTAAATGCAAGAGATGCGATCATTAACTTAATTAACAAAAGCATCGTAACATCATTTGTTCCGTACGTTCCATTCTCTCTAACAACTGGAGATGTTTGTCCAGATTGATAGACCTCTTCCACTGTACTAAGAATATCAATCTGCAACTGAATAAAATCTTTTTTATCCATCATTTTAGCATTTCCACTTGTATCTAATGGAATCTTTTCAGTGCCAACTTTTTTAGAAACTCCAGCTCCAATTCCTAGTGGAAGAACATTAGTAAGAATCTGCATCAACAGATAATTACCAACCATAGGATCATAAGAATTGATCTTAAATGTTCTTCCATCTGTTTCATATAAAGAAGAAGTTTCACGCTTTTTAATTTCTGCAACCATATGCTACTCCTTTATACAATGTTAGCACACATCATTACCCAACTTCTATTCTGAGCTTGGCTTTGCAAATTATTATCTGCTCTCTTCTGATGGCTTACTCCTGTACAAGTATAACTATCTCCAGTACTCTTATTCTGAATAGAAATAGTAGCTAATGCAAATTCAGAAGTATCAGCTTCTTCAATATAAGAAGCAAACTTCTTAAGCCAATCATTAAAATCACTGCTTTGCAAAATATCAAAAGTAACGGTGCCATTTCGAGGTACCCACTTACTAACAACAACAGCAAGATCAGCAGCAACATCATGCTTTGTAACATCATTTGCATAAGCAATAGCTAAAGAACCAATACCAGTTCCATATGCAGAATATGTACCAAAGTTCGGATGGCTAAATGTCACGATGGTATCTTCAAAAGAATATGTATAAACTCTGCTCATATTTCTTCTCCTTATCTGTTAACAAACACGTTAATTACAACGTGCTCAATAGAGCCAGACGAAAGTAAAGCAACATAAATAGGAGGAGACACTCTACTTGCTCTTTCTTCAGCAGTTTGACTTGCTACGGTTCCAGATTGCACTAAATATCCATTAGGAACTGCATCTCCAGTATCAAGATCAAGGATCGTTTCCCCTTTCCAAATACCTCCTGCAATTAAACCTACTTCAAGAATCTTATTACAAGCATTATTGATGAAAGAAACAATGTTTCCTACACCTTCTTCAGTTTGAGGAACTTTCTTTAATGCAATCATTCCTGCAACTGTATACTGCTGAATATAATATTTTGCAGCATCAACAAGAAGAAGATCATCTACATGATAATTGCCAGCAGAAATCATTGGATAAGTTAAATTATAAGTAGATCCAAAACTGCAGTAAATATTGCCATTATAAGTAAGCAAATTATTTAATTGTTCATCGCTAATATTCTCAGAAGTAATTCCAACTAAAGTTTTATAAGCTGCTGTATACGCAGAATTTGCTTCCAAAGTATTCATTCCAGAAAGCAATCCAATTACTGCTGCACAAACTAATGGATCGCTAGAATACATTCCAAAAGCTCTTGTATACTTTCCATCAAGTAATTTCTTAAATGTATTTTCTGTGCTAGCTTGTAAGCAATTTACATTATCGGAATTTACCCAAAATACAGTCGGAATATCAGATGCTTCAACTAAACCAGCAATCTCAACTGCTGCAGCATCTTCAATTGTATCAACAAAGCAGAAATTATAGAATGCACCATTTGCTGCTCTGCATGCAGTGTAAGCATCTGCAGGCTTTTCAGACTCCGTACTATTCCAATATCCAACTACTAGTTGAGTGGGTCTACTACTTTGAGAAAAGTAAAGAACAGCTGCTTTATACTCATTAGAAGTTGTCTGGAATCCATCCGTAATCATCTGTGTCTGGTAATTTTCTCTAGTATAAATTTTAACTCTGCTTTCTTTTAATGCTTCACTAGCACCAATAATACAGCCTAAGTTAAAATTTGCTGCAATCGTAGAGGGATTTGTAACTTGTACATTTACATCTACGATCTTATTTAACGAAACACTCATGTGCTACCCTCCAATTTATCAGTTTTAATAATAATATTGTAACCATCGATAATCGGTGTAACTTCTTTAACAACAACAGAATTGTAAAAATACAATTTTAGATCAGCTCTGTTCCACCATCTACTGTTCACCATTTCTTTTGTAAAGTATGGAAAACTAGTTCTATCTGGAATCAAAGCTAATCCATTTTTGTAAAAGAATTCTTTTGAATTGTTCGTATACACTAATTCATTTAGCAATGTGCACAGTCTATCAGAATCAGGACCATAAAACACAACCTGCAACATTAACGTTCTCATAGCTGATTGTGTGAATGTTACCTGCTCTGTTTTACTGTCATATTCTTTGCCTCTATTCTTAAACAAGCTAACTTGATCTTGTTCTATAAAAGTTTTAACATAGCAAATATTTTCATTTATTTTGCTTGATTTTTGTCCTTCTTCACTAAACGAAATAAGAACTTTATCACCTTGAAGTTCTAGCTTTTCTTGTATAAAATCTGCAAAAAGTAAATCAAAACTACTTAAAGAAGTAATCTCGCTTTGCACTACATCACATCCTGTTCAAGCTTAACAGCTGTACTTCTGCAAAAACCATATTGTGCATCATCTAAACAAAAACGAACTATGTAATCAGCTCCATTAAAATGTACAATGTCTGCTGCATAGTTCTTTCCATCTACTTTATCTATTCCAACTGTTTTTAATCTATTGTATGTAAAAATGTGTATTTTCTCTTTGTTCATATCTGCTTCATCCAATGGTTCATCTGTATTCTCGTCACTAATTGTAATTATTCCAGTTAATTTAATTTCTTTAGATGTCTTTACTTGCTGATGATTTACTACTTCTACTGTACTTCTAGTAACTTTAACTCCATTCGGTTGAGCAAAATCAGGATCTCCAATAAGCTCAGATACATTTATCATTTAACTCTTCCTCCTAAGGTTCTAACAAAGTATGTAATAGACTTCCTTAATTCTCCTGTATCAATCAAAGGTCTTGGATTCTCTGCACCTTTTCTTCTCTTTGCTTCTGCTACAGCTGGACTATTAGGAGGCCAACCATTTTCTGAATTAGTGAACCATGTTCTGCAAACGTTCTGTGCTCGCATTCCTGTTCTTTTTAAAGCATCTAATGCAGCAGTTTTGTTTCCAGATAACGCCAAATTAAATGCTTGCTTCATCATTTTACTTAGCCTATCTGAATCATTCTTTACGGCTGGTTCAATTACTGGTCTTGGTGGAATGTTATTTATCGGAGAACCATTTGTATGTATGAATAAAAGTTCTGCATTAGTAATCTCGCCTCTTGTTTCTTCTTCTCTTATTGTAGTCGCATCTGATATACCAACATAAACTTCATTTTGTTTTATGAATTTTATCGCATTTATCAGATTATTATAATTTTTTGCTTCTTCGATTATACTTACTTTTCCTTTATTAGCCATTTACCCACATCCCAGCTCTACCATAGATCTTTGTCAAAGTAATCAATTGCTGTCCGTACAATGTAAGTTTCCATGTACCATATCCAGCAAAATCTTCTGTAAGCCCCATAAATTCATAGCTTATAGAAAGTCCATCAACTGATTTACTAGCAGCAATTCCGAAAGGAAGTGAGCTAGCTAAAGCACTACTAGCTGAAGGATCTCCTTGACTAGTTCTAATAAATAATGCTAAATTATGAGCAATATATAATCCCATTAAATATTCCCAATTGCTTTTGTAACGATCCTTTTTAATTGATGCTTGAGCCATTCCAACAAATAGATTAAAAACATATGCTGGGATTGGTTCTTCTCCTTCTGGAGCTTCTTTTCCATCACCTTCAACTATGAACTTAGGAAATGCTTTTGTGAACATCTCCAAATCATATGGAGGATTATCTGTTAGTATAATGTTGGAGGAACTGTGAAAAGTCTCCATCATCATTTTAGCATTGTTAGTATAACCTAGCATAGAAACTAAATCAATGTAAGCAGACATTCACAGTCCCTCCTTCACTATTACTCTTCAGATTCCTCTTCTTCAGTTTCCTCAGAAGTTTCCTCTTCAGCATTAACATACAAACGATATGCTTCAAGCACACGCTTTTTGTTAACCTTTAAAGAATCTTCATCGATAAACTTTGCACCATACTTTTCAGCAAGATTCTTAGTAGCTTCCTTGCTCATAGGCTTAAGCTGCTCATAGAACTCTTCAACAGAAAGAACTTCTTCCTTTGTTTCGTTCTCAGCCTTCTCTTCATTACCAGCATTCGAAGGAACACTTACTTGCGCTTCATTACGAATAACAGTAATTTCTCCAGCCTTCACAGCAAGCTTAAAAGTAGGATCATTCGCCAGTTTATCAGGAATATCCTGAAAAGTCATAGGCACAGTAATTACACTGTTTACTTTATCGTCATAACGATTAGCACCTTCACCAAGTGCAAAAGCTTTTTTAGAATAAATTCGCATCTGTTTTAACCTCCAATTTTAAATGCCATCAACATAGCGCATAGGCTGCAAATACAAAGGCTTAACTTGTCCCATCTGAGAAGCATAGATGGTAACATAAGCAAACTGAAGTGCAACCGGCTGAGTCATAGCTCTAGTCAGAGGAACCGGCAGATCGAAGTATACAAAATCCTTATCATTTACGTACACCATCATACGATCAGTATCACCAGTACCAGCACCAGTGCACCAACGGCAAGGATGAATCTGAAGATTCTTACCCTGATTATTAGCCATATTGTTCTTCAGGATATAATTCAAAATGTTCTCATCACCAGAAGTACCAATACGAGTAGAAACAAGGTAAGCATACTTCTGAGGCGGCAGCAAAATATGATTAGGAATTGCAGACTCATCATACTCAGATGCAGCCCAAGCTTCAATCAAAGCTTTGTTAACATCCCACAAAATCTCATCAACTGTCTTCTCAGTCCAAAGAGCACTACCAGCTGCACCATTAGGAGCAACAGAAGAAACTACATTCGGATTATTCACCAAGCCGGTAACACCTACATTAGGAAATCCACGATAAACCAGCTGATCAATAGCCTTATTGTTGTTCAGTCTAATGCCCTTATCCAAAATGGAATCAATGGAACGACCAATCGTCTGCATCTTCTGAAGATCAACGAAAGGAATCTTCATGCCCATAGCCCAAGTGAATACACGATAGATATCTTTGTTCACATTTGCCTGAACAGTAGCAATAACGTCAGTAGCTCCACCAACAAGAGCATTTTCGTTACCACCAGAAGTTGCATAATCGACATCCATGGTGCTAGTGAAGTCTACCCAGCCACCACCAGTCTCAGCAACAATATCACGAGGCCAAGTCACAGAAGTCAAAGGTTCACGAATCTTAGGATCACGTTTCTCCAGCTCACCCTCAAGGAAAGCCATACCGGTAGCAATACCTGCAGCATCAATAGTACGAATGCCATTACCAAGACTGCTATCCTGAAGTACCTTCACATTAGGATTTGTACCAAAAGAAATTCCAGCATTACCTGCTGTCACAATATTCGGCATCTTGTTTCCTCCCTATTAACCCTTTGCTCTAGTCTTAATAGTAACTTCAACATTACCATTAGCATCCATCACGCCAGTAGTCCACTCAATGTTTGTAACCTGAATTGTATTTGCATCATCAGCTTCTGCCTCAAAGCCACCAACAACAGCATTAGGATATGTATTATTCGCAGTAATACGAACATGCACTGCAGCACCAGAAGCAGGGGTACCTCTCTGGCACTTTACTGTACAATTGCCACGAACCATTACATCACAAGGAACATTAGCGACATAATCAGGATTACTTTGAGGATCAAAAGTATTAGCCTGCACAACTTCACGAACTGCAATACCTGCAACTACAGCAGCAGTATCACCAGTCTTTACAAGCCGCCACTTATTTGTATCAGTCAAAGCAACAGCTTGACCAAAAGCAATTGTACCTTCTGCAATACGATTCTGAATAATCGCATCAGCAGTTCTAGACTGAGTGCCGGCATAACCGACATTCATCATAATACCAATAGTTCTACCCGGCATAATTAGTTTTCCTCCTTGTAATGTGGATTGAATTTCTTAGCAATCTGCATACCAAGTTCATAATCACTAGAATCATCAACTTTGCTCTTTGCTGCAGTGTCCTTCGCAGAAGCAACCTTTGCCTTCATGATTTTTCCATAAGCATCAGTTGTAGTATTATTCTGCTTAATAGCACCAACAAAAGCATCTACTGCTTTCTTACGTTCCTTTGCATCCTTAATGCTAGCAAGTACAGGCTTCATATCACGGATAATCTTGCGACGAATAGAATCATTCATCTTCTCAGGATCAACAGTAACTTCTTCCTCATTATCCTCATCCTCTACAGTAACTTCTTCCTCAAGTTCATCAAGAGCAGAAAGTGCACTGTCACGGATCAAACCATGCTTCATAAGAACACGAGTAATCGCATCCTCAACCTTTACATCAATGTCCTCTTTCTCCTTAGGATCTTCATCATTAGTAATTTCAAGAACATCAGGATCTTCATCCTCGCAAAGAGCATCTTTTACTTCTTCTGTCATCTTCAGAGCATCTTCAGCAAGCTCCTCGGGAATTGCTTCATCAAGAGCTTTCATCTTAATCAGAAAGTCCTTAATAGAAGACATAACTTTCGAACCATTTGCCACGTATAGTTCCTCCTTCAACAAAATAAACTAATTGTTCATTAATATAATTGCTTTTTCTAATGTTTTAATTGCTTTGTATTTTTGCGTAATTACTTTCTTTTCATCATAAATTTTTACTTGGCTGCCAGCTCGTCCAGCTTGAACTAAAGCAGCATGGTTACCACGAATATTCTCTTGGTAAATTACTCCATTTCTTTCTACATACTCACAATCATATCCAGAAGAAATTTCCCTTTTTGCACCAGAGATAATTTCGTTTATTGCAATGGGATCCCTCACAAGTATATCAGCAACAAGAAAATTTGAATTATCTCCTTTTCCTCTTCGTATATTTGTAAGTTCACCCTTTGCATAGATACTCCAGTTATCTGCAGTTACATCTACAGGAGGATGCGTATCGGTGAAAGCCTTTCCTTCGAAAGAAGCGATCGCCTTACTGTCAAATACTTGTTCTGGAGTTCTATGTACTTCAACTATGCCATTGCCTTCAAGTCCAAGTTCTTCTCTCAAATATTTATAAGTTCCAGTCCTAGCAATTGGAACATTAAAGCAAACTAAACAGCCATTATCTAATTTTGTAATGTTGTTTGAAATTTTAGAACCATAGTAAGCTTTCATCTTTGTTCCTCCTTTAAGGAGAATTATGGAGGTGGGGAGGGATATATGGCAATACCGATGGGAGGTAATTTACA